GTGGAATATTAAAGTCATCTTTTCTGTTAATATTTAACCAACTGTTGTATATTTCAAATTGACAATCTTCACTTATTTGTTTTGCTACTTCAGATATTTTTTTTTGTAATTCTTGTTCAAGATTAAAAAACTCTGGAGTTGATTTTAAATCAAAAACTATACTCTGATATCCACCTCGATTTGAAATTTCTCTGGATGGAAATGATTGTTCCATTTCAAGACATTTTTGTTTCACTTGTTTCAAATCAATATTAATATTATCATACCATATTGGTAGTGAAAACCATTGTTGCAAAACCATTATAATCCTTTTAGATGTGATTTTCTTACTCTTACCATTATCCATGAATTATAGTAATCATCTGATTCCATAACACCACGAACAAATTGTTCTTTAGCTTCAAGATAACCACATTCACCTTTAGATTGGCAAAGATGTATAATCTCTCTACTAAATTTGTCATGGCCTAATTGTAACACATCTTGCTTCAATAAGTCACTACTTCCATAGTAAGTTTGCCAATCACTTGGTACTTTTATCTTCTTCTTTTTACCTTTGACTTGTTTGGTTTTGGCAGAATAAAAGAATTTCTTGCCTATGTATTTTCTACCATTCGTCAGATTAATTATCTGATACACGAACCCGTAATTATTACCAATCAAATCTTCAGTAAAATCTTTACCATTATATTGCCAGTTTAGTCCCATTCTCCGCTATCCAAATCGTCATCATCCTCTATATAGTCCTCGGATAATTCTTCGATTTGTTCGCCGCAAAAAGGACACATTTCAGGCAAATCTTGTGAAACCATTTCTTCCATAAATGATATTGAATAAGTTGATTCGCAACTTAAACATTCTCCCGATAATTGTTTGTGCGTCATTGTAAATCCTTATTTGGCCCAAACATCACCCCAATCTCCAGACAAAGCACCTTTTGCATAATCGGTTGCTCTGTTCTCAAAGAAGTTGGTGTGTGTTGGTGCATTAATCATTTCCTCAACCCAAGGTAAAGGATTTCTTTTCACTTTAAACACACCTTTGAGTCCTAAAGAAATCAATCGGCGGTCTGCAATATAACGAATATACTTCTTAACATCTTCAGCATCTAAATCTTCCATCGCACCCATCTTAAATGCCAAGTCGATGAATTTATCTTCTAGTTCTACCATGCGTTCTGCAATCGTATATAGACGACTTTTTAACTCATCATTCCATATCTCGTTGTTTTCTTGTATGTATGCTCTGAATAATTTAACCATGTTCTCAGTATGTTGAGTTTCATCAACAATAGACCAAGTAACAATCTGTCCCATACCTTTCATCTTACCATGTCTTGGAAAATTAAGTAACATAATAAAAGAGCTAAACAACTGCATACCTTCGGTAAATGCCGAGAATACAGCGATATGAGTTGCAGTATTTTCTTTTGTAGTATTCTTACTAGAGATATCCATAACATAGTCGTGTTTCTCTTTCATCTCTGCATATTCCATAAACTCATTGTATGTTGTGTCTGGTAATCCCAGAGTTTCAATCAAATGAGAGTAGGCAGCAATATGTAAGGCTTCACGAGCAGCAAAGCCCAATAACATCATTCGTATTTCGGGTTGAGGGAAATAAGGCAGATAATTGTTAACATAACCGCCAGCAACGTCAATATCTCCTTGGGTGAAGAACCTAAAAATGTGCGTGAGAAATTGTTTCTCCTCTTTCGTAAGCTTCTTCTTCCAATCTTTGACATCTTCAAGCATTGGTACTTCAGTATGCAACCAGTGAGATTGCTCATGCTTAAGCCATGCATCATAAGCCCAAGCATAATTAAAAGGTTTAAAATATGTCCGTTCATCGGTCATCCTTGATTCGATTTTCTTAGTCATTCCTTATCCTTCGCAAGCAATACAATCGTTACCCTGAGCAATCTGTGTCATATCTAGCTCTTTGATAACATTTCTTTCAATCTTCTTAGATACTTTATCTGCTTTACCAATCTTCTCAGAACGGCAATAGTAAAGTGTTTTAAGTCCTTTTTTCCATGCCATAAAGTGAATGGCGTGAATATATTTAATGTGTGCATCTGGTCTAAAGAACAGATTTAATGATTGTGCTTGGTCAATGTATGCCTGACGGTCACCAGCCAATTCAATCACCCATCGTTGGTCAATTTCCATCGATGTTTTGAATACATCTTTTTCTGCTTCATCTAGAATATCCAGATGTTGGCATGAACCATCATTAGCAATGATTGATGACCAAATATCATTATAGTCATCTTCGTCTTTTGCTTTAGTCTTGATGATTGCATCTAACCAACGATTCTTATTTAAGAATGATCCCGAAAGAGTATCTTGACGATATGCATTAGCACGATAAGGCTCAATGCTAGGGCTAGTATTTCCCATAATGATTGATGATGAGGCGTTGGGTGCAATAGCCATAAGATGACTGAAACGGTTGCCAGTTCCAACAGCATCAGGTGCTTCACCACGTTCAGTACCAAGTTCTTTGTTTGCGACATCCAATCCCTTTCTGATAGAACTGAAGATTCTGTTATTAGCTACTTTGGCCATGACACCTTCGAAAGCAATGCCGTTCCTTTGGAGATAAGCATGAAAGCCAAGGGCACCAATACCAATGCTACGCTCACGGCCTGCGCTATACTTAGCCCTTGAGATAGCATCAGGAGCATTATCAATAAAATACTGCAAAACATTATCAAGCATTTCCGCAACATCTTTAAGAAAAAGGGGTTCATTCTTCCATTCATCATAAGTTTCCAAATTCAATGAAGATAAACAACATACAGCAGTTCTTTCTTCGTTTGTCGGTAAAATGATTTCAGAACAAAGATTTGATTGATGAACTTTTAAACCTTTTTCTTTCAACCATTGTGGTAAGTGATTGTTACTGGTATCGATGAAGTGAATGTAAGGTTCACCAGTATGCATACGCAATTCCAGAATCATTTGCCATAACATCTTTGCTGATACAGTTTCACGAATTTCTTTTGATGCTGGATCTACTAGATTCCAAGAATCATCAAATTCAGGATCCAACATTGCTTGTTCGATGATGTGCATGAATTCGTCTGTGATGTTGATGCCGTGATGTAGATTCAAACAACGCTGGTTAGGATCACCAGTCGGTTTACGCATTTCTAAAAACCCGATAATGTCCGGATGAGAAATATCGAGGTAAGCAGCATAACTGCCACGGCGAGTGCGGCCTTGGCGGTAGGCCAAAGAACTTGCATCATAGATTTTGAGGTGAGGCATGACACCAGTAGATTTATCATCTGCTGAACGTATACCAAAGCCAATACCAACACCACCCCCGAGCATACTAAGCCAATTAGTTTCTGATAGGTTATCAACTAGACCCTCCGCAGTATCTTCAATATAGTTAAGGAAACATGATATAGGCATGCCACGCTTAGAACGACCAAAAGAGAGAATGGGAGTAGAATAAGAGAGCCAATGCTTACTACTGTATTCATATAGTCTTTGTGCATGTTCTGGATTACTCCCAAATGATTTTGATACAAATGCAAATCTTTGTTGCGGTGACGTTTCATCTTCTTTCATGTATGATTCTTGCAATCGTTTGATTCCAAGTTCATCAAATAATTTATCTCGTTCCAAGTCAATGTTAATGCCTAGGTATTCCATATAGTTGCCTTATTATTGTTATTATTTTACAAATTGTTTTAATTGTGGAGGCGTCCATCCCTCAGGTTTTAAAACCTTACCATCTTCTCTTTTAATTACTTTATTTGTTACAGGATCAATCTTGCACAAGTTAGAACGAGCAACTTCGTTCCATGCACCATGCACATCAAAGCCTTTCATATAACAATAACCAAGAATTACCCAAATCATATCCATACAAGCATCTAATTCTTCTACATCATCTGGTGCTTCTAGATATTCTGTAAATTCTTCTCGAATTAAATTATGATATAGTATTGCATTTTCTGTTGTCTTTTCTTGGTCGCAAGCTTCAATAAACTTCTTTACATCATCATACATTAATAAACTCCTCAATCATAGGAAAGACTTCTTTAATAACTGCAGCACAAGCAATGGCGATTTCACGATGTTCTTTTTGTGTTTCTACACCGCTTCGTAGTTGTATATAGTGAACCCATGACCGCAGAGTTCCATTCATATACAACCTCGATACTGTGATGCCCTCAGGCAATACAGCTCGTGCCTGTTCCTTTGCAATACCATGGTCTAAAGCCCAACGATAAGTTTTTTGAGCAGCTGCAATTACATAGTCTTGTTGGGTTTCCCAATTCAACTGTAATTTATCATCATCAATTTCAATACTGTTCTGACGATTCTTTTCATCTTGCAATCTTGCTTCTTTGAATTCAAATCCCAAATCAGCTACTGCATATCTTTGAGAAAATTCTTGGAACGAAAAAGAACGATGTCTTAATATTTGTCTTGCGATGTCCCTTGTAGTTTCAATTTCTAAACATATGTTAACCATTTCCAATGGTGACCAATGTTGGTGTTTAATGAGATAACGAACTAATTTTTCTGCACTCTCATTATTGTTTTGATTTGCCGGATTAGATACTCTTGCTGTGTATGCCACTTGTTCTAATAGGTTTTTTCCGTCTACACCTTGAGTGTAGGATACTAGTTTCACATTCATAATATATCTTTCAAAATTAATTTTTAATCTTTGATTTGTGTATCGGATGGTAAACCTAACATAGGTCGTTTGTCATACTTAAAATCTTTATACTCACCATTTGCATCAACATAATGTAAAAATGCTTGTGTATGTTCTTTTCCTTGAAATTCTTCTCTCCAATGATTCAATTCTGTTCCATTATATACAATCATATCTCCAGCATTTAAAACCACAGAATTGATTTGTCCGGCATAATTTTCTATGAAAATAGGATACTCACAATTTGGATCCTCTTCTATACAAACTGTTGCTGAATATTGGCAAGATGGTCTATCTTTATGTTTTGCCATAAAAGCACCTCGATACATAATTCTCGCATATGTGCAACAAGGATATAATTTCTTATTGAGAATATTTTCAATCATTGGCTGTAGAGTTAGTAATAAACTCTCAAAACAAAATGCACCATACCAAAAAAAAGAATTTTTTACCTGAGTATCACCTAATGGAATTTGACTTGCATCAATTTCATTGAGCCAATCATCACAAGATTTCATCATTTTAAAATTGTGTTGTAATAGTTTTACGGTTTGTTCGGATAAAGCACTCCTTACAATTACATAACCATCACTTTCGAACTGCATATTATACTTTCTTCCAATTAATAAATTCTGCTTTTGCTCTCAAATTTACAAAGGTATGTTTACTTATAATGTCTTGGATTTCATCTGGTGAAAACCCATAGAGCACCATATCATTAATGTCTTTAGATTCAATCATTTCGGGCCAAATGACCACCTGGAAATGATTTTCAATAGCCTCATCAATTTTTTTACATATCTCTTTATTTCGTGGTTCATTGTCGAATACCAGAACCACATTACTCTTGTCGTATATAGAGGTGATTGAGGAGAGGTTAGAATCAGCTGTCGCCACAGCGTTGTCCAGGAACATGCTGTCAATAGGACCTTCCGTCACATATATCGTCTTGTCCTGGTCTATCCTGTCCATTCCAAAGACTTTGGAGTTATCTTCGTTTACCTTGACGGTTATATAACGGAGTTTGGATTCACCAAGAGCCCTACCTTGGAAAGAGATGAGGTTTTTCTCTTGGTCATAGAATGGAATAACGAGCCTTGGGTCATCTTCTTTAAGACCGTCCTTTTCAATACCGAGTTCCTGAACAAATTTACGGAAGTCTGGCGCAAAGTATAGTTGCGAATAGAAATCTTCGGGAATCTTCCGTGACCTAACATATGTCTTAGCAAAATGCTCTTCTGGTAAAGACTCAATTGATTCCAATGATATCTTTTGCCGAAAGACCGGCTGAGATTTAGCCTCTTCAAATTCTGGTTTTTTGTAGTTACTCTTCGCATCTACTTCTCCATTCTTATATCTTTCTAAAGCATACTCTTTGATTAATACGGGATCCACTCTTTCCAAGAAATTGTAGAAATTGGTACCTGCACCACAATTATGACACATATAGAAATAGTCATTCTTTTTGCGGTAAACATACCCACGACATTTGGTTTTATTTTTTTGTGAATCTCCACAAAGAGGACACCTGAAATTATACAGGTCGTCCTTCTTCTGTGTGAATCTTTGAAGCTTCGGGGAAACCCTCAGCAAAAATTGTCTGTCAATAAAGACACTCATAATATAACTTCAATCAAATTAATAAAAAATTACTTACCCAACGATTTTAACAGTATATCAAAATTCGAGTGAGAAATCAACCATGATATAACAATAATACCACCGGCAACTGTCCACTTCCATTGTAACAGTTTATCCAATGATTCTTTTTCTTTTTTATTGTGGTCAGACATTTCGGAACGTAAAGCTTTGAATTCATCCATAATCTTTTCGTTTGAATCGGACATCTTGTCCAAAACGGCATCTATTCTATCGTGAATTTCTCTGATATCGTCCTCGGTTTCTAATCTTCTTTTATCCATATCGTTATAAACACCGGTTAGGTGACGGTCGTGTTGGTCTACCAGTTTCTCGATGACCTGGTCCATTTTATTACACAATGCTGATAATGTCAACACTTGGGTCTTTAAAACACCAACATCAACCTTGATTTCAGATAAATCGTCTGCCATTTATTTTTTTTCTGGTACTTTAGTGCCTTCTAATTTCTTATGCACTTTAATTGTTTTGCAAGTTTCTTTACCTTGAGCATTTTTGATGCATACCTTTTCTGTTTCGGCTGCGAAAGTTGGTAATGCAAAAGCTAGTGTAATTGCTAAGATTAGTGATTTCATTTCTTATCCTTTATTTAGAGGCAAATTTTTCAGATGCAGTAAATCCTAGTCCTGCAATCGTAATATACATCATAGAATCGAATAGTGCTGGTGTTACGGTAAATTGTGAAAACAAGTCTACACAAAAAGCGATAGCACAAAGTAAAAAAGCAAGAAAAGTTACAACTCTCTTGCTGCTGATGGAACCATTGGATCCATCTTGTAACATACTAGTTAACCAGTTCATTATAACTCCGGTTGTGGTGGTTGAACAGGCATTGGTTTACCTGTAGAGCTCATTACAACACCTGGTGTGAATGTTGGTTGTTGCATCATTCCACCACCAAAATAAGTTTGACTTGGTGCTGAAGGTGGAGGTGGCGTAGTCATCATCTTCTTAGTTGCTTCAAAGTTTGATTCTGCACGCTTCTGTGCTTCTAACATTGCTTCTTTATCTTCTTTAGAAGTTCCAGCCAACATGATACCAGACAATGTACCAGTTAAGAATGTTGCAATAGGAACAATCAACTCAAAGAACTTTTGGTCGATTGGTGAGATAGCATTAAGTGGCTGTGTTACAAAGATTAATGAGTAAAGAACAACAAACACAATACCAAACAAAGTGAGTGATAAACAAATACCAATAAAGAACTTCAGACGAGCCATCAATTGCTCTTCTGTATACATTACTGGTGGTAATTGTGGTTGAGGTGTTTTATTAAATAAACTCATTTGCAATTCACTCCTGGTGTTGCACCAGCTGGTGCTGTTTTATCTGGTGGTGGTCCTAATCTTGGGTCACGTTGTCCTTTGAAGATGTGTTCTGGACAAGTTCTATTCACATCACATAATGGTTTCTGGCAAATCTCTTTGTCCCAGTTTGCTGGGTCTTGGCATGGATAACGATATCGGTCAGCACTACAATATCCAAGTGCCAACGGAAATAACAATAAAAGAAGCAACCATTTGCCTAGTTTCTTGTCATCCATTTTACGCTCCTAAAACATGAAGTGCATGTTCGTAATGATGAACACGGTCTTCCAAACCAATGTAACCACCATTGATTGCTTTAGTCAATCCTTTAATATCGCCAGCATCAGCAAAACGATTTAGATTGTTTGTTTCCCAAAACCAGCATGCAGATTGAGCCGCACCTTCAAATGTTTGTAAGTATTCGGATGCTTCACTTGGTGAGATATGTAATGAAGCGGCAAACCAAGTGTAGTTGTCTTTACCTGTTAACTGGATTAGACCACGACCACAGTAACGGAAACCATCACCAGACGCCTCATCTCCATTACCCATACGATTAGCGTAGACCTTGTTTGCAATCGCCTCCTGCTTGTTTGGAAGGCTAGCGTAGTGGTTGGCAATCTCATCATTAGGGAAGTATTTACCAAAAATCTTACGGAGTGTTGGTGCTCTGTAATTCAAGTTCTCCTTGAGTGCTGTAAATCCAGCAGATTCATGTGAACATTGAGCAATGAAGGCCGCAATACGTTGTGGTGTATTGATTTCATATTCAGGTAACAATTGTGCCAATGCATCATACCAATGGTCGATGTATGGATTTTTAGGAAGTAATTGCTTTAATTGTTCTTTTGTTAATTCCATTATTTCACACTTTCAAATATTTTCTTTTGATTTGTGTACCAATCAATCCAAGAATCTACCTTGACTTGACATTCTTTATACTGTCCATAATTTGTCACCACGATATCCACAACATCACTTAATTTAGTTGTAGGGTTTACTTGTTTGAGGTCAGGACAGGCCTGTTGTAATTCTACTGGTACCTCTGGAAACTTTCGTTCAACAGGAACACCAATACAAGCAGTAAGTAAAAGAACTGAAAGGACTATTGCATATTTCATCTTTTTCCACCTTTTGGACCTGGTGTGGCCGCTTCATTCAAAATATTAATTGCATCAGCAGGCACCTTACATTCGGCATCTATGATTGTTGTAAACCGTTTAATTTTATCTTTTAGATTTGCCTGAACTGTGGCAATTTCTTTATTCTTCTGTGCAATCTGTGATACTAATTGTGTATTAGCCTGAGCACTTTTAACTTCCGCTTCAGCAATCTTCTTTTCTAGTGCATGAACTTTTTCTAACCATGCATTGTTATTGCTGATGCCACCTTCAAACCAAATACCAATAACTAATAGAATTAATGATGCAACTTTTATTGGTAGAGTATACTTACTGACGAAAGGAATAAACCCAAAGAAAAAACTAGCTAAAAGTCCTAACACACCTGTAAGGACTATCAGGTGAAAAATCCAGTCAGGTAGTAAGTTCAATATCCACATTTTAAGACTTGTTTACTTTTCTTCTTGCTAAGGTCATTAGTATTGGTGATTTCTTTCTTCTAGGAAGATAAACACCTGGTTCACCACCTTTACCACCTGTACCAGCAATAGCACCACCACCGACAACATTAGTTGGTCCAACTGAACCATCTTCTTGGATATACTCTTTGAAGGTTTTCATTAACAGTTCCACTTTCTTAATGCTTTGTTGATGCGTGAATCCGGATCATTTGCTGTTTTAGCTGATGTTAGTCTTTTTTTCATTCCACCCATACGAGCACAGAATGATTTTCTACGATTAGCTGATTTAGAACCAGGTTTTAATTTAGATGGTTTAGTCGTAACTGCCATTGAAAGTTTAGAACCAGGATTCTCTCTACGATATGAAGCGATGCCTTTGCGGTTCAGACCGCCTTCTGGATCTTTGCCTGCTGACCTTTGCCATGCAGGTGACTTTTCGTCTAAGTATTCTTCTTCTATGAATTGTTTGAACGTTTTCATATGTTCCTCAGTATCTCTGCGACATTAACATCTATTGGAATATCTGCTGTAGATATATTTTTACCATTAATACCATAAATCATATCTGGCATAATATTCAAATATGACAAAAAAGTTTTCAAAATATCATAATCTCTCTCGTCTATTTTATAGAACAATATTCTTGCCGTTGATTCTGGATCAAAAACATTATTCAATAAAATAATATGATTTAATATCAATCTCTCTTTTAGAGATTTTGTGACCTTATATCTGCGAAATAACCTTTTAAGATATTTCGTTCTTTTAATATCACTTTCAAATTCTGACATAATACAATGTGGAGCATTATAAGCCTTCATCGCATATATCAAGAAATTTTCATCATTCAAATCATCAATCATGTTATTCTTATAGTGTAAAATGGGGGCCGTAGCCCCCATCGTCAATAGTAACTACTTATTAAACTACATCCAACTTAGCAGCTGTTGAGTTGGCTGTTGCTTCAGTACCTGTAGCAGATACAACAACACGGTAACCGTAGTTGTCGGCGTCAGTATTTGTAGCAGTAACTACCAATGCAGAAGCTGTTTCACCTGTGTATGATGTGTTAGCAGGTGTATTATCTGCAACTGTAGCCCAACCATATGTTCCAGCAACTGTGTTAGAACTGTACCATTGATATGTCAACGGAGCAGCTGTATTACCTTCGGTGATACTTGCAGTTACACGGAATGTAGCAGTATTACCAAGAGTTGTGTTAGCAGTGTTACCAGCAGGTTGTGAACTGATAGTAATAGTTGCATCTGGATAGTATGGACTTGTGTTATCAGTAATGATAGAACTCATGGCAACCAAAACTTCTTGTTGAACACGACCGGCACGACCACCAGAACCTTCTGTGCGTAGAACCCAACCAGTGTGAGCGCCTTTGTTATTTACATCTGCCTCAAAGTTATCTACACCAAATACACCAATAGCTTGGTCTGCATGGCGTGAACCACCGTTTGGTAAGTCATCTTTCCAATAGTCTTGAGTTGCGTTTTGAAACAAATTCGCTGTTGCTGCAGCGTCAGGTTTGACGTTTACAGCGGTTGCAGACCACAATGGTGTGTTAGCTGCGTTATCGTAATTTCCCCATGCTGGCATTTTTATCTCCTTAAATAGCCTGTTTGTTGTTTATTTATTAGTTTTATTATCGTTATTTCTATTGGCTTTTCTCATCACCGGATCAATCTCCAAAGTATCTCTGGTTTGACCTGTTAATGTTGTACCACCCTTCAAAACCATAGATGCTTGTTCTTCATCAGAATAATCTTCGATTTTTTGAACCTTTGGTTTCTTACCATAGGTGGCTACAGATTTATCTTCTTTTTCGTGGTCATACAAATCTTCTTTGACCATCTTGTGTTTCTTGTATAGTGCCTTAATCATACGAGCAGATTTAGACATTTGTTTTTTTCTATCACAAGAACAGTTATCAGGTTGTGTTCCCATATCAAAAGCGGTCTGAGTTGCAGCCTGTGAATCTTGGTAAACATCTTCTTTATTCAGATGTTTCTCTAAACGGTCAATAGCAGAAGTCATACCATCTTTTGTTTTAGGTGCAGGAACAGTTACTTTAGATGGGTCTTGATGTAACTTTTCTTGATGATCCTTCTCAATCGCATTATGTTTCTTTTCTCTTTCAGAGGCAGCTGCACGGAATCTATCTAAAGCAGAACCTTCAGTTGTTTTCCATTCTTTAACTTGTTTGTATCCTTTGGCCTTTGGTACGCCTTTAGAAGGAACACAATTTGGAACTTCACGTCCACCCTTGTCTTTCATACCCACTTGGGTGTAACCTGTCCAACATGGATCATTCTTTTCTATAATATCAACTGATTCTTTAAGTTTAGTGATAAAGTCGTAATCAGCCATAGTCAAAGTGCCTTTATCACGAATACTGATTAGTTTCTCAGTAACCTTGTGTAAGTCCATATCTGTCTTGGCATCTTCACGAGCATATTCAAACATACGAATTAATAATGGAATATCAAAGGTGATTGTATCTTCTTTATCTACGGCTTCATCAATTTCAACTTCTTCACCTGCAAATAACTTCTTTAAGAAACCTTGTTTAACTGGTTTCTTTTGGACTCTGCGTGGTGTGTCTGACTGTGGTTTTCCATAACCAACATTAACCTTAACAACACGACCTCTTGTTACATGATCCTGTGCAGCCGGAGATATTTTTTCCATAGCTACTTCGTCTAATGCGACACCAGTAAGTTCTTCAACTTCTTCTCTCTGTGCCTTCATTTTATCTCTTTGCACAGATGAAACGGTATCAGCAGGATCGTCAAACATATGGTCACGTTTCCATTTTTGGAATTCACCAGATTTTGAGTGTGAGATTTTAGTATCTTTACTTACAAACTCAGGATTGATACCACGGGATTTTAAGTAAGCATGTAACATACCACTTTCACTCTCGGTGATACCAGCACGAACCGACCAAGGTTCATTAGGGTCTGTACCAAAGGTGGGTTTTTGCTCACCTTTGACTATCATCTTTAGTTTTTTAGCTAAACTCATATTAATTGTTTCCTGGAGCTTTACCCAACATTTCTGTTTTAAGACGCTTCATTGCAGAACGAGCTAAATCTTTTGCACGGGACATTGGTGTATGTTTTGCACCAGACTTATCAGTAACTACAGGATCAGAAGTTGTGTTATATGGTTTTTCAAAAGGAACATTGTCTGTTTCTGGTTGTTTACCTTCTGATACACCACGAGCCTTAGCAAGGTTCTCTTTAGAAGAAATAGAATCTTTACTTCCAGATTTTGCATCAGCAACAGTCAATGGTTTGTCACCACGAGCCTTACGCAAGAAAGCTGGAACATCAGACTTCTTTACTTCTTCTTTCATTGGACCACCACGGAATTTAACTTTCGTGGATTTGCCATTAGAACCAGGACCAACATCATCATCTTGCTCGGTTGGTTTACGACCAGCAAGAGTATCTTTAGTTCTTACTTTAGGGTCAATCTCTTCTTCAACCGTATCTTCTTTCATTGCTTGTTTTGTAGCAGTTGCATACATTACAGATTTAGCATCTTTTCCATAACGTTGTCTGAAACCAGCAAAACCTTTTTTCATGCCTTTAACAATGCGTTCCTGTTCTGCTTTATCAGCATCAGTCATGTGTTTTTCTTCAACCTGTTCAACTTCTTCTTTTTGTTGACCACGGAGAATAGCAAAATCTTGAGAATCAATTTTGTCGTTCTTATTCTTGTCAATCTTGTGTTGTTTACCTTTTAGTGCCTCGATTAGTTTATCTTTAAGGCCAAAGTCCACATCTTCTTTTTTAACTTTTGCCATAGCAGACAATTCAGATTTGTTTGGACCTTTGGTGTCATCAACAGGACGCTTAAGTTGTTCACGGCGAGCTCTTTCTGAGTTACCATAAGATGAACCATAAACTTTTACGCCTGTAGCAGTTTTTACTTTTTCTGCCTCATCAACAGTTTCTTCTTTGTGCATTTTTTCTACATGCTTACTGACTTCACCATCTTTGCCATGTAATCTTTTTTCATGTTTTTTAACTTCATCTGCACAAGATTCTTTATCATCTTCTGCCATGCACTTTTTAACTGCTTCTGAAATTCCATCCATCTTTAACTTATTGACAAACATTTTATTTCTCCTGTTTTTTGTCTTTTATCCAATTATCTGGTATCTTACTGTGTTTCTTTACGAAATCGTTATGTAAATCTTTTCCTGTTATGTTCTCATCTTTAGCAATCTTCATCATCAGTTTATTGATAGAATCATAATCGGTTTTTTGTAGTTTAGTTAAACCACTCTCTAATTTTTCTACATGATCCTCTTTGACAGTTTTCTTCTTTTTGGTAATCATAATACCAGTATTTCTGCCTGGATCTTTATAAGTCTGTAGTGGTTCTTTATTTGTTGCACCATTAAGAGTACCACCGACACCCATATCTACTGCACCTGGATCGTCAATTGCTTCTTTAATTTTTCTAAACTTATTAAATGTTTTCTTTGGTGAAGATTCTAATGGATTCGGTTGAACATTTGGTAATGCTGTTTGACTGAATCCGTTTTCACTAGTATAATCTTCACTCTCACTATATGTTTGGTCGCCTAAACCTGCACCGGCTGCAGCACCTTGGCCGCCTGCTCTAGTGTCGTATTCTGCACCCACTCCTGAGGGGTTAACGACACGAGCAGCACTTAAAGATTTATCTTTCTTTACTTTTTCTTTGTCTTTGGAGAAGTTGCTTTCTTTGGGGACTGGCTTGACTTGGAGCGTGGGCTCTTTGGCTTCGCTGTAGGTGCGGAAGATGTAGGTTTTTCTTCTTTTGTTTCCATCCCACTTGATGTCGTCTGCGTTGGTGTCTCCTGGACGGTTATCGGCTGGGATACTGTCAAGTCCTGGGGCTGTAAGTCCTGGGTTGGATTTGACTTGAATAAATTTATTATTGCTTTTAACATTCTTTTCTTCCTTAATTAAGTTATCACCTCTGTTTAATTTACCGTGTCTTTCTAACCACGATAATGAGATATCTCCATATATATTACTTTCAATGAAGTTATTGATATTTAGGTAAGTTTGAGTTATATCTTCCTCAATCGATTCCAATGAACCTGTATTATCAATCTGTATGAATTTTTCAAAACAATTAGAAAAGAGTTGTTTGTTATTCTGAGCTTGCATCCACTTGTCATATCTGATAGATTCAACCATCATTCTAGACAATTTAGTGTTTCTTTCTTGACTGACCTCGTTTGTGGTATTAACAAATACCATCATAGTTACATAACCTAGGTCTTCCAGTTCTTCTTTAATATGATTGGTTTTATCAATATCATCGGCTGGACCGTTGATGATTAAAGGTAGACGATTACGATTTGCTTCTCTGCGGAAGTCATTAGTTTTCTCTGATAACTTTTGTTTATCGGCCAAGTAATCAAATGATTGTGAGAAATTCAATTCTACTGCACGGGATTCAGCAATAGCTTCACGAATCACCACATCTTTACCAGAACCAGGTCCACCAGTAACAAATATTGCTTTGAACAGTCCACGATTGATGTTTTCATGTAGTCCCATACCCTTACGAGTATCGTGCATGAGTTCTTTTGCGTGTTTATCTGAAACGTGTTCCGGTACACCTTTTCTAAACTCTTTTGCATTACTAGAAGCGGCATGAGCACGCATCTTAGTACCAGACATACCAGTTGAACCTTCTGCATCAGGATCACGGTGGCCTGCGGAATGAACATGAATCTTTTTGAAGTTGTATAATGCACCCTTATGAGTACCATTATATTTGTGTAACTTCTCTTTCATTTCCTTAACACGGTCAGAACCAACAACCATATGAAGATGTGTTACACCTTGTTTGTGTAATTTCTCTGCATGGTGTAAGAATGTTGGATGTTCTTTGGAAGATGCCTCAAAGTGTGTACCTGGAGAATATCTCTTTAGATGTTTAATCTTCTGTTCAGCAGATAATGGATTCTTCTTGGAATCTTGAGAATGTGAGGTTACAACAGAATGTGTTGCATTTTGTTTTTTTGCAACTTCTTTAACTTTATCAATTAGTTTCAGGTGACCTGTTGTTGGTGGATTCATCCGGCCAAAGGTCATAACATGGTGTTTTTCACCACTTTTGGTTTCTTCTACTAATTCTAAAAACGATTTCATCATTATACTTTCTGGAACCTTGTATTTGTCAATATTGCATTAGATACTTTTTGTGGTACCAATTTAGAAACTGGTCTATTATTCTTTTGTAAAACAATACCTTCACCTGGAGATTTCTTACCATTAATACTGGTTTCCATATCAGGATGATTAATACCCTTTAACAAGTGTTCTGTTGCTTGGCCAAGATGGTGTCTTATATCTATTGACCTTTGGAACGATTCTTTGTTACCCTCTACATGAGAAACATGAGCCGCATACTCATTTGCTTTACGCAGTTGGCCAACAGGAGTCTTTAGTTTATTGGATTCTTTCTCACCAATACCCTGTAAGTGTTTCTTATAACCTTCAATAGATGGAACCGTATTGGTTCTTGTTGTTCTATTTAAGTATGTAGTAAAGTGTTTTTTGTGGTCTGCCGTTAGATGGTCTGTCGTATGATTAGACAACAGTTTTTCAGCAGCTGCAATATGTTTTTCCGTAGAACTCTTATCTTTTTCAGAATATGTTGACGGATTTGGTTTGTATTCGTGTTGTGGTACAAATACATTGTTTGAGTGTTTCAATGCACCTTTAGACAAGGCCTGAGCAACACCATTCTTAACTTCAGTATGCACCGCAATACCTACTGGTGCATCGGTTTTTGCTTTGTATGTGATTGCATTAGGAGTAACAATTGTATGACCATTGCTCTTTTTAACATCTTCTGCTGGACTATGCAATAAGTCACCTTGAACATGATGACCTTTGTTAACAAACTCTTTACCATGTTTCAAAACATGTTTGAGTGCGGATGCATAACCTGGGGCATGACCAAAGTGTTGGTCAATTTCTTTATCAGACCTAGCAATAACACCACGCTTGAATCTGTGTTTATCTGAAACACCAATACCCTTGTCATCATGTATGACATGTATGGATGCACCACCATCAGTCTTTAGTGTTGATTGAATGCCACCGCCAGACTTTCCTTGGCGAATATTATGAAATGCCTTCAGTAATTTGATGGACTCTTTGGATTTAGATGGATCCTCATGGGGAATATCCTTCGTGTGGGTCAAGTGACCCAATTGCTCATCATCCATGGACGTGGCTTCTCGGATAAACAAATTAAACGATAACATTATTTTCCTTCTAGGATTGCAACACACTTTGGTTGCCGATTGCTTATTTATACAACTTCTTGACTTATAAACCCAACATTTAGAAAGATTGGGTTCGATACATAGTCACTTCAATTGTTCCATTTAGTACCTTCAAAATCTAACCAGTAGTTGGTCATACGACCTTTTCCTTGGAGTAGATAGAATGGTAAAGTATGAACTAGTGCTCTACTGGATCCATAGTATAACAGGTCTTTAGGTCCCCTGTCAAGCGCAAATGCAAAATGAGTGGTTCCAGTATCACCTCCAACAAAGATTTCGGCATCCATAATGTGGAAGATATTCTCTATGAATTCGGTACTGGACTTCCATCCATCAACATTTAAGTCTATTCTATTACAGATAATCTTTTCGTAATCTTGATATTCTGGTTTATTGAATCGTTCCAATATTTGTTGTAATGCATGTGCTGGCCAATTACGCCATTGGTTATATTTTGCATCCAATAAAGGAAATATAACTATTTTCTTTTCCATTTTCTTCTGATTGGGTATGACAACCAAATCGCCAGAGATATCTCTAAAGTCCCAAAGATTAACTTTACGCCACGGTAGAGATTCTGTGCCTTCAAATGCTGAAAGATAATCAGTAAAAGCAATCAAATATGAATGAAACTCTTCAACATACTTTTCTTTACTCATTGAACCTGGTTTCATGTGAAACCTAATTTTAGGATTATTGTTGATTTTTCTTAGATGTGCAACAACATTACAAACAGCAATCAAGTCACCGTTGCGAACTTCACCGAAAGTACCAGGTTCTATATTGATAATCATATTTTAATATCTTTTACATGAACCAATTTAGAATTACGATTGCCATAATAGTGTCGTTTGAAATCGAATTCAACTGGTTGACCATCCCAAACTCTCATATCTTCATCCCAACCAACGATTGTTTCTTTATTCATCAGGTCAGCAATAATACCAATACCTGTGAATGTAGTAATGAAAGGTTTAGAACTTTGTTTAATGACATTCAAATTATACATTATATCTTTTGTATAATCAAGGTATATCACCTTTGTTGTATCCGGATTAACACCGTTTTCAATTACATTGGTATTTCTTCTCATGTCAACGGAAGGGTCTTGTTTTGATGACCATCTATCACCAATAATTGTTTTATCTGATATATCACCGATAAACATAGGGAAAACTTGGACCTCAAAGTCATCATCAACCTCAAACAACATTCTGTAATTGTCATTTACCCAATTCTCATAACGACAGGTCTCAATAGGACGGTCTGCATCTTCTTGGTCCATGCGTGTCCATGAACTAAGTGTCATAATGTCACCAAAGGTAATCAAATCGTCTGAGAAGTCTACATCACTAATCATTGGTTGATATTTAAGAAACTCTTTAATGCCAGCAAACTTACGCATCTCTGGTCTGATAACGAGGTGAATCTTTTCGTTCTTATACTTTGAGATACCTGAGATTACAGGTAAAGAATTACAGAAGTCACCTAAGTTGGCGGTACAATCAATTCTAATTTTCATTATAATCCTTAAACGCAACAAACCAATCCTGATTATTTACAGGATGCAATTCAAACAATTCTGGTTTTTGTAGATAAGACATCAACAATACTGTTTGGTCATCATCTATAAGATTGTTCTTCAACAACTCATTTACATTGTGGTGAACTAAATGTTCCAATATTGGCCACACATCTTTACCTGCAACAATACATGGACCTGTAATGTGGACATCATTATTAAAAATGACATCTTCTAAGTATGTTCCATCTACCCAATCTTTCAGACTAAAGAAATGAATTTTATCTTTATCAAATGGATACTGCCACAACTCTACTCCATTTAGAGTAGATTCATCTCTACAATAACCAAAGTCCATCCATGCAACAAGGTCTGTATGTATGACGTTCATGGCTCTTGTTACAAAGGATGATTTCAATAAGTTCACAACCACATAATCAGCATTCCAATATTCTGGATTTTTAATTTGTGATGGATTTATTTTTGATTGATATACAGAATCTTTTTGTATTTTCTTAACTTCTTCCCGTAAAACTTCAAAACTATTAGGAAAGTCCAATGTCAAAATATCTGTTGGTTTATCACCTCTTATTTTTTTAACTTGGTCAACCAAATCTTTAGATGTGTAAACAACCATAGGATTATCCAGTTTTGCCATAATGGCAAATCTATCCATATATGTCTGTGTGCTTCTGTGTAGATAATGTGGTAAACCTTTATCAGGAGTCCAATCTCCACGACCAATATCAAAGAAAGCGGTAACTATTGTAATTTCGTTCATTTTTTTCTAATCACAAATAAAAGGTTATTATATTCTACTTTTCTATCTGTGTCAATACTTTCGTAGGTATAATCATCAGAAATATATTTTTTATAGAATTCTATCCATCCTATATCATCAATATCTTCTATAATTGCCACACCACCAGAGTTCAATTTTGGCAAATATAATTGTAAAAACTTCAAATGACTTTCCAATGTATGTGGGCCATCGTCAATAATAATATCAAATTCTGGAAGAGAGGAGATTAATTCAGGATCATAGGCATCAGATTTAATTAATTTTATATTACTCTGGCCAACAGTATTATTAATACATTGTGCAAATCTACCATCTTTTCCACTATCTACACCATAAATTACAGATTCTTTGAAATAGTCGTTCCACAACAATAAACTTCCACCTGTTGCAACACCGATTTCTAATAATGTTATTTTTTTATTTCTATAAAGTTCAAATTCATTATTATAAAATTTACTGATATATTTGTGT